CGGCACGACACGATGGCGAACCTCAAGGCATTTGCCGAGGCCAGCGTCAACGAGTACCTGCGCTCAATCTACGCGCCAAAGCACGACGTATCGCTGCGCCTGACGCAATCGTGGCTGAACTACACCAAGCCCGGTCAGTATCACCACAAACACGCGCATCCCAACTCGTTTGTGTCCGGTGTGCTGTACCTCAAAGCGGCCAAAGAGCGCGACAAGATTTACTTCTACAAAGACGGTTATCAGCAGGTCAAACTACCGACCGACAACTACAACGTGTACAACAGCGATTCGTGGTGGTTTGAGGTTGGCGCAGGCGATTTGATGCTGTTTCCGTCAAATCTTACGCACATGGTGGAAACCGTGCAGGACGAGGATCGGGTTTCTTTGGCGTTTAACACTTTTCCGGTCGGCTACGTTGGAGATGAAAGCAGCCTGACCGCGTTGCATCTGAAGGAGTAAGACAATGGCTCATTTTGCAGAAATTGATTCCAACGGCGTGGTGCAGCGCGTTATCGTCGTTGCCAACAAGGACACCGCTGACGCCAACGGAAACGAAATAGAAAGCATCGGCGTGGCGTTCTGCCAGAAGTTGCTTGGCGGTAACTGGGTACAGACCAGTTACAACGGCAACATCCGCAAGCATTACGCTGGTATCGGTTACAAGTACGATGCCGCATTGGATGCGTTTGTCCCGCCGCAGCCGTACCCGTCGTGGACGCTTGATAGCGATTGCAACTGGCAGGCTCCGGTGCCGATGCCGTCTGACGCTGGCACAGGCGAGCCGCCAAAGATGTACTCATGGGATGAGGCCACGCAGTCGTGGGTAGAAGTACAGGCTCCGGCTCTTGGGGCGTGACATGGAAGTGCAGGTCTTGTTCAACATTGTAGTGGGAGTGGCAGCATTCTTCGGAGGCTGGTCGCTAAATCAAATCACCCGCAGCATTGAGCGACTGGATAAGGACGTTCGCAATATGCCGCTGACGTATGTGACTCAAACCACGTATCAACGTGACATAGACGACATCAAGAATATGCTTAGTAAGATCTTTGACAAGCTTGATGAGAAGGCAGACAAGTGAGCGAAGAGAAGTCGGGTTTTAGTATGGAGAAGGTCGTGGACATGCTGTTCCCGGTCTTGCTTGCGGCTGTGGCTTGGCTTCTTGGCGAGATTGCCTCGTTTCAGAACCGCTTGATTGCTATCGAGTCGAAGATTCCGATCCTAATTACTGAAGACGGGGTGCCGACTGACAGCCCAATTAGCGCGGCGCGGCGACAGGATATGAAGGACGACCTGATGACCAACATCCACGACCTGCAAGTGCGGGTTAAGTTGTTGGAGGAGAGAGCCAAATGATGACCATGATCAGTACTTTCCTTTCGTTCCTCGCTGGCGGTCTCCCAAAAATCCTGCAGATATTTCAGGACAGGCAGGATAAGAAGCATGAACTGGCTTTGGTGGCAGCTCAGAAAGAGCGTGAGCTTGCATTGGCAGAGAAAGGATTCCTAGCCCAAGCCCGTGTCGAGGAAATCAAGCTAGAGCAGATCCAGACCCAGACTGCTGGCGAAGAACGTCAGGCGTTGTACGAACATGACATGAAGATTGGTGAAGGTGCATCCCAGTGGATGATCAACCTTCGTGCCAGCGTCCGTCCGGTCGTGACGTACATCTTTGTGCTAGAGCTGGTCATCATCAACATTGCTGGTATGTGGTATGCGTGGAACCAAGGCGTACCGTTTGCGATTGCGCTGGAAAACGTGTTCTCTGAAGATGAGATGCTAATTCTGTCTTCGATCATCGCCTTCTGGTTCGGGACGCAGGCTTTTGGCAAGAAGTGAAAGTCAGCAAGGAAGCCATCGAGCTTATTAAACACCACGAGGGTTTAAGAACTAAGCCCTATCGGTGTCCCGCGCTGTTATGGACTGTGGGCGTGGGTCATGTCATTGACCCCGCTCATGCGGCGGTGAAGTATGAAGAACGGCGCAATCTACCGATACCCGCAGGCTGGGATCGCATCCTCTCCATGGGAGAGGTGGACGCTATTCTTGCTCAAGATCTTAGCCGGTTTGAGCGTGGCGTTCTTCGACTTTGCCCTGCTGCTAATGGCAATCAGGGAATCTTCGATTCTCTCGTTAGCTTTTCCTTCAATGTAGGTCTCGGAAATCTCCAGAGATCCTCTCTACGGATGAAGACTAATCGGGGCGAGTTTGACGAAGCGGCTGATGAATTCCTGAAATGGACGAAGGCGGGTGGTAGAGTACTGCCGGGTCTGATCAAGCGCCGTCTGGACGAACAGAGGTTATACTTGTCGTAAATTAGGTATAATTGCGCCCAAATAGTCTTGCCCGACTGGTAAGACGCGGGACTTAGGAGAGGTTTATGCCTGCGTCGATGACATTTACCAGTTTGCAGTCGGACATCCGCAACTACCTTGAACGCGGTGGTGCGACCGACCCTATTGTTTACGAGCAGATTCCCCGGCTGATTACGTTGGCCGAGCGGCGGATTGCCCGTGAACTGAAGATCCAAGGCTTCCAGACGGTGGTCAATAGCGTCATGCAAGCTGGGGTAGCGGTCTACCCGAAGCCGGATCGCTGGCGCGACACCATCAGCATGAACTACGGAACTGGGACTGGGAACAATACCCACACCCCGATCTTCCCCCGCGCCTACGAGTACATCCGCTCCTACTGGCCGAATGAGACTCAGACGGACGGCCCGCAGTTTTACGCGGACTACGACTACAAGCATTGGATCTTTGCGCCGACCCCGGATGCCGACTATCCGTTGGAGGTGCTGTATTACGAACTGCCGCCGTTGCTGGATGACACCAACCAGACGAACTGGCTGACCGAGTTTGCGCCGAACCTGTTGCTGTACGGAGCCTTGGTCGAGGCCACACCGTTTATCAAGGATGATCAGCGCGTGCAGTTGTGGCAGTCCTACTATGACCGGTCGCTGGCGGCGCTTAATGGCGAGGATCTACAGAAGATCGTGGACCGCTCGACGAATCGCCGGGAGGCTTAATACGTGACTACATATACCAACACTTTCGGCGGCACGACGATCTATCCGAGTGATGTCTCGTATCGCTATGTATCTCTGACGATTGATCAGGTTCTGGACTGGCCGCTCGAAGCAGCTCCGACTACAAACGTCGTGGCGTCCATCATGGACATCAATGCGACGGCAAGCAGCCTTGTCATCACGATGCCCGATGCAACCGAAGCCGGTACGGGCCAGACAGTGCTGTTCAATAACGTGGGGGCTAATACCTTCTCCGTTAAGACCAGCACTGGCACATTGATTTGTGCTCCGCAGTCGGGGACGACGTTTCAGATTTACCTGACTGACAACAGCACAGTGTCTGGCACTTGGCGTTCGTTCCAGTATGGAGCTTCGGCCTCGGCTACGAATGCGGCTGCGCTGGCTGGACTTGGCATCAAAGCTATTGCAACGACTCTCAACCAGTCGATGCCGGTCAACACGTTCAACACAAACTACACCACCGGTAGTAGTGACCGAGCAAAGGTGCTCGTATGGAACGGTGGGGCAGGGACGCTTTCTTTAGAGTCGGCTCCGACAGTTGGCGCAGACTGGTTCGTCAATGTTCGCAACAGCGGCTCTGGCGATTTAGTTATCGACCCCAATAGCTCCGAACAAATAAACGGCGGCGCTACGCTCATTCTGGCTCCGGGCGATAGCTGCATCGTAGTCACGGACGGCTCGCAGTTTTGGACAATTGGCTTTGGTCAGTCGGCTGTCTACGCCTTCACAGTACTTTCAATTGATGTTTCGGGCAGCGGCAACTACACGCTGTCTATCGCGGAACTCAACAAAACCGCCTACATCTTTACCGGCACGCTGACGGGAAATCGGGACATCATCGTTCCTACCACGACGCAGCAGTACTGGGTCAGCAATCAAACCTCTGGCTCTTATACGCTGGGCGTTAAGACAGCCGCTCAGTCTCCGGCGGTAACCGTTGCCTCTGGCGCAAGAGCCATCCTGTATTGCGATGGCACAAACGTAGTGGATGCCGACACGGCGACGATTGCTATTCCGGTAACGATTGCTCAGGGCGGTACTGGCGCGACAACGGCCTCGGGTGCCCGAACCAACTTGGGTGCTACTGCAATAGGTGATGCGGTCTTTACGGCGGCGAATGCTGCTGCTGCCCAGATTGCTCTTGATCTTGACCCGATTGAGGGTGGTACTTACTGATGCCGTTGCAACCGGTCATTGTTCGCTCTGAACCGGGTATCAAGAGAGACGGTACCAAGTTCGAGGGTAACTTCTACGTTGATGGCCAGTGGTGTCGGTTTCAGCGTGGCCTGCCGCGAAAGATGGGTGGCTATCGTGCTTTGCAAGATCGGTTGGATGGCATTGCTCGTGGCATGCATATCCACAACCATAATGCTTACACCTACGTCCATGTGGGTACTTCTGATGGAATATTCCGTTTTCGCTTAGAGCAGAACGGCAACAGCAGTATTGTCACCAATCGAACCGACCCGAGCTTCGTTGCTAACGACAATGCGCTTTGGCAGTTTGACGTTGCGTTCAACACGACCAACAACCAGAACGAAATCTTGGCGCACTATGCGCCGAACCTAGAAGATATTTCGTCTGATGCTTCTGGTCAGTTGTATGCTGGCTACGACAACGGCACAAGCACGCTGACTCCAGTTACAGGCATCACGGTCTCAGGCGGCATCGTTGCCTTGGCTCCGTATGTGTTTGCCTATGGCTCTGACGGTTTCATTCAGTGGAGCCGCGCTGGTTACACAGACGATTGGTCTGGCGGCGATGCTGGATCGGCTCGCGTCACAAGCCAAAAGATTGTCAAAGGTTTGCCGCTTCGCTCCGGTGCTGGTAACGCGCCGTCAGGACTCTTCTGGTCACTAGACTCGGTTGTTCGCGCCACGTATGTTGGTGATGCTGCCGTGTTTCAGTTTGACACGATCACATCGCAGTCGAGCATCTTGTCGAGCCAAAGCGTCATTGAGTACGACGGTATTTACTATTGGTGCGGCGTTGACCGCTTCTTGATGTTCAACGGTGTCGTGCGTGAAGTGCCGAACAGCCTGAACCTGAACTGGTTTTATGACAACCTGAACTACGCGCAGCGTCAGAAGGTTTTTGCCGTTAAGGTCCCGCGCTGGGGCGAGATCTGGTGGTGCTACCCGCGTGGTAATGCGACTGAGTGCAGCCATGCTGTGATCTACAACGTCCGCGAGAATACGTGGTACGACACTGAGCTTCCGGCAACGGGACGCTCTGCTGGTATGTATGCGCAGGTCTTCAGTTCGCCGCTGATGATTGGCGTAATCGACACCGAGACAACACAGTATCGTATTACCGAAGTCGGTGATCTTCGCATTACGGAAGACGGCGATCCGCGCATCATCAACGACCCCAAGGGCTACGTGGTGTGGCAGCACGAGTACGGCACCGACGAGATCAACGGCTCGCAGATTCGCCCGATTCCGTCGTACTTCGAGACAGCAGATATGTCGTTGCTGGCCTCCGATCAGCCGCAGAACATGGCCGTTCGTGTTGAGTTCTTGGAGCCGGACTTTGTGCAATCTGGGAACATGACCGTTCAAGTCACGGGCCGCGCTAACGCCAAAGCCGGTGAGGTCACGAGCGATCCGCAAACGATCTATGCGGTGCCGACCGAGAAGCAGCAGCAGTTGGTGTACTTCCGCGAAATTCGCCGCGAGATGCGCTTTCGCTTTGAGAGCAACACGGTCGGCGGTAACTATCAGATGGGCCAGATCATTGCGCACATTGAACCGGCTACGGGCACTGTCTTGGGTGAGAACCCATGAAGACCCACCGAATCGTAGACCCGCGTGGCATCGACTTGCAGGCTTGGGCAGATACGCTCTGCTTGGATCTGGACGAGTATGCTGTGATTCCGCAGCTCTATCAGGAAAGCGAGTGGCAAAACTGGGCGGCGGGTCTGATCAGCATCAACGGCATTTCTCAGTTGAACCCTCCGTCGCCGTATCAGTTTGACGACTGGCGCGAGTGGGCGCTTCGGTTCTATCAGGTTTTGAACTAGGTGATCTATGGCTAACTACTACACGTATGGCAGAGTTCCTACCGCAGAAGAAACGGTCTATGGGCCGTTGTCTCAAGGTTACGCCGATGGTGGTGAAGTTGATGAGCCGGTGCCTGCTGATCAACCGCTTCCTGATGAACCGTATTATTCGGAACCTCCTGCAATGCCAGAAAGCTCTGGCTTCAATATGGGCGCTCTTGACGAGTTGTTCGCTAACTTACGGAAGACTCAAGAACTTCAGAAGATGGCCCTTGAGCCAAGCCTTTTGCAGCAGGGATTCACTGGCACATCTGGTTTAACGACTCCGCCTGCCGGGGCTGGTATCTACGCAACTCCGACTCGCGCAGAGCAACCTGCGATTGATTTTGAAGTCACGCCAGAAATGGCTGGAGCTTTGCAGCAAGTTGCTCGTCCGGCTGAGATTACCGCTGCCGAGCGGGAGGCAGTTACTAGCAACCCGCGTGTGCAGGCTCTTCAGAAGATTAGCGATCAACTCAAGGCCAACGAGTTTGGTAAAGCGTTTGATACCGCTTTGGCTGCGGAGCGAGATCTTGGCGGCGACTTCGTTGGCAACATTATTGATGCCAATAAGCTGCGCGAACTGCGTGGCCCAATGAACGCCGAAGAGATCACCAAGTTCTATAACGAGATGCCACAGAAGGTGTTTGAAGAGCGATACCTTGGCCCCGGTAACGAGTTCAAGAAAGAGCAGGCTATTGAGCGAAACATTGCAGCGCTTGGCGGACAAGCTGGTTATGTTGATCCGATGCTGGGCGTCAAGGCAGAAGAGACGCTGCTAAGCAAACTGCCGATTAAAGAGCTTGCGGCTTTGGCTGCGGTTGCGATGGGTGCTACTGCAATCCCCGGATTGTTTGGTGGCGCTGGTGGAGCAGGTGGTGCTGGGGCTGGCGCGGGTGGCGCTGGAGCCGCTGGCGGTGCTGGTGCTGCTGGTGCTGCGGGTGGTGCTGGAGCTCTGACTGGTGTTGTGCCAACTGGCCTTGTTGCCGGGACGACTGCTGCTAATTTGGCGCTGCCGGTGTTTACGGTTACCGCTGGTGGTGGATTAACCGCTGCTCAGCTTGCGGCGCTTGGCGCTGCTGGGCTTGGTGGTGCTGGCGCTTTGACTGGCGGATCTGCTGCGGCTCCAACTACAACTACGGCTCCGACCCCAGAGGCTCCGCTTGAGGAAGTCGTGGTTCAAGCGACTCGTCCGCCGGTTGTGCCTCCCGCTGCTGCGGTTGTTCCCGCTGTTGGCGCTTTGACTGCTGTTGAGCCGCCGATTGAGCCGCCGTTGGAAGAGGTGGTCGTTGAGGCTAAGAAACCGGTTGAACCTGAAATCAGCGCGCCTCCGCCGCTAAGCACTCCCTCTACGCCAGTTGAAACAGTTACTCCGGAAGAGCCGCTTGAAGAAGTGGTCGTTGAAACAACCAAACCTGTTGAACCTGAAGTTGTGGTTCCTCCGGTTGTGTCGCCCCCGACTAGCCCGATTGATACTGCTTTTCCAGAAGGCCCAATTGAGGAAGTTGTTGTTGAGACAACTAAACCTGTTGAGCCTGAAGTTGTGGTTCCCCCAGTGGTTGTTCCGCCGACTGGCCCGGTTGAGCCGCCGTTCCCTGAGGGTCCAATTGAGGAAGTCGTTGTTGAAACAAACAAGCCTCCGGTAGACGAGGTAATTGTTCCGCCAGTAGTTATTCCGCCTACAACTCCAGTGGATATTCCAAAGGAGCCTCCCAAGATCAATGAGCCGAGTCCAACCGATAAGATCAAAGACTTCATTGATAAATATGGCAGCATTGAAGATCTTCTTAAGTTGATCGGTGCTATTGGCTCGGCTACCTCGCGGCCTAAACCAGTAACAACTCCGCCCCCCTCAACTGGTGGCATGGGCGGCGCGTTGCCGAAGTACGTCTATACCCGTAAGCAGTTGAGTCCGGATATTGATTACTACACCTACGGCACACGACCGGAAGCCAAGTTCTTTGAGCAGGAATTCCAGCTTGAGAAGCCAACGCAGCCTGAAGGTCCGCCTGCCAAGACTCCTGACGAGGAAAAGCCGATGGCTGTGGGCGGACTGACCGGGTATGCCGATGGCGGCTCTAAGGAATCTCGCTACGTGGACGGCCCCGGCTCAGGTCGAGAAGACAAAATCCCTGCTCTTCTGAGCGACGGGGAATACGTGATTGATGCAGAAACGCTGGCCCTTTTGGGCGACGGCTCGACCAAGGAGGGTGCTCGGCGCATGGATAAGTTCCGTGCTAATATCCGAAAGCACAAGGGTCGTGCCCTCTCGCGTGGCCAGATTAGTCCGGACGCAAAGTCGCCCGATAAGTACATGGGCGGAGGGTTGGCATAATGGGCGTTTTAGATTTCTTGTTTGAGGGCAGTGCTCCGACTCCGGGCACTAGTAGCAGCAGCACTCAAGTTCAACTCCCTGAGTGGTACACCCAGTACACCACGGACATGCTGGGCCGCGCTCAGGCCGCTGCTAACCTTCCGTATGCTCAGTACACGGGGCCGCGTATCGCGGGATTCACGCCAACTGAGACGGGCGGATTTGAACTAACCAAAACCGCTGCCACCGCATATCAGCCGTTCTTGCAGCAAGCCGGTTCCGCTTTAGGACAAGCGGGAGGGGTAAGCGGTCTTGGTGCGGCAGCAAGTGATTTTGGTCGAGCTTCTGGAATGCTGGGTGCAACAGCGGCTCAACCCCTCTTCACTCAGGCTGCGGGTATGTCGGCTGCTCAGGCGGCTCAGCCGTTCTTAACTCAAGGCATTACTCCCATTCAGGAGGCGGGCCGAGCGTCGGCTATTTCGGCAGCGCAGCCCTATCTGTCGGCAGCGGCTCGCACGTTCCCGCAGGCGGCGCAGGAGTACATGAACCCCTACGTCCAGAACGTGGTCAATCAGATCGCGGAGCAGGGCGTTCGTCAGTTGCAGGAGAAGTATCTCCCGGCAGTAGGCCAAGAGTTTATTGGCGCTGGTCAGTTTAGCGTTGGCCCCGGCTCGACCCGCATGGGTGAGTTTGGTGCGCGTGCGCTCCGTGATGTGCAAGAGGCTGTTCTGGGAGAGCAAGCAAAGGCACTTCAAGCTGGTTACGGTCAGGCTGCGGACATTTACGGTCGAGATGTGGCTCGCTTTGCAGACTTGGCCGGAACAGTTGGACAGTTGGGCACGGCAGACTACAACCGACTGCTAGAGTCGGGCGCTCGTATTGCCGACATCGGAGCCAAGGTGGGTCAGCTTACTGGGGACGATGCCGCTCGGCTGGCAGAGATTGGTCGGGCTACGGGGACGCTTACAGCGCAGGATGCGGCCAACTTAGCTCGTATTGCCGAGTCGAAGGGGCAACTTGCTCAAGGCGATGCGGCAGCGTTGCGTGACTTGGCTTCTAAATACTCCATGCTTGGCGAGACATCTCAAGCCTTGGGTCTGCGCGGAGCCGAAGCGGTTACTGGCGTTGGTGCGAAAGAGCGTGCCATGCAGCAGGCCAACTTGGATCTGGCGTATCAGGACTTCCTCAAGCAAGAAGCGTATCCGAAGGAACAGATTAAGTTCTTGAGCGATATTCTTCAGGGTGTGCGTTTGCCGCAGACAACGATTACTCAGACAACTGAAACGCCTGCTCAACCGGGTGGTCCGTCTGCTCTTGAGAAGTTTATTACCGGCGGAACCGGAGCAGCGAAAATTATCGACTTGATTAAGAAGTACGCTCCGGATAAGTCAATAGATCAGTTCAAGAAGTCTGATGGAAGCTATGACTATGACGCCCTGTATAAATTCCTGAGCGGTCTGGGCGGAGGCTAATCATGGAAGACGAAAACGAACTGTACGGCCTTGAGTCGGACTACGTTCCAGAAGAAGAGTACACCGAAGATGAAGAGCCTGAGTCGGGCCTTTCGTCTGTACCTTCTGTGGGCGGATTGCGCTCGGAACTCTTCAAGCGTCTCTTAGAGCGAGAAAAAAGAGCCTCTGAAACTGAACAGCAGGACTTCAACACCGTTCTCAGCACGATTGAGCAGGCCAAGCAGCGTCTTCTTGCGCAGCCCACTAGGGGCGAAGAATTGCGCAACATTGCCATGCGCCTAACTCAGCCGCGCAAAGAAAACGATCCACGTTTTTACGAGCGTCGGAATCTGTATACATTCTTGCGCGACATTGGCGAGTACAGCGGTGAGCAAGACGAGGCTCGTAAGGAAGCCGAAGCCAAGGCGTTGCAGTTGGATCAACTTGCTGCCAAGTACCGCATGGAGCGTGCCCAGAAGGAAGCTTCTCAGGCTCGGCAGTTGATGGCTCAGTACTTCAAGGAGCCTACAGAGAAGGGCGAAACAGCGCGTACTCGGGCTTTGCGAGAAGAGGCTGCGCTGCGCGGCATTACTGTTCCTGAGCTTTTAAAGCTTAAAGATGAGCAAGGAAAAAAGGGCAAGGGCGACGAGGGTCTAAGCCCCTCTGACATCCGCTCTATTCGTTTGGAAGTTGCTTCAACTTTGGGCGGTCCAAAAGATCGACTCACTATTGTCAACGAAGGTTTGAGCAATCTTAACTTGGCTGTTAAGGGTAATCCGCAGGCTGAGGCTCAGCTTAATCGCTCGCTCGCAACCATTTCTGGCGACAAGCAACTGAGCATGGCTGAAGTTGAAAGCGTTGTTGGTGCTGGCTCGTTTGCTCAACGTGTTGGCAATGCTATCTCCAAGTTCTTCACTGGCGGCGCTGGCGATTTGACCAACGAGCAAAAGAAAGAACTGCTTGAGACTTACGAGGCGTATTACGCTCGACAATACAACAATGCTAGAAACCGTTTGAAGGAAACTTATCGCCTTTCTGGAGTAAAGGACCTTCCTGAAAGCATGTTTGATGCTCCGTATGTCAGCGTTGCCGAAAAGCGCCGACGTAAGGCGGAAGAGGAAGCCAGAAAAAATACTGAAGAAAGTAAGTCAGAGCCTACTGGCATTACTTTAAGCACTGGCAAGTCTGGCAGACAGACTAATTAGTAGGGGAATTTAATGGCTACACCCCATTTGTACACCGTTAATGGCAAAACTTTCGAGTTTGATGAGCCATTGACTCAGGCCGAACTGGAAGAGCTAAAGGCTAAGGTTGGTGGTGCCCCCGCTGCTCCGAAGCCCGCTCCTGTCGTTAAGCCGCCTGCTGCTCCGAAAGGCCCGCAAGAACCTGCCAGTATAGGCGAGTATTTGCTAAACGCTGCCAAGCGAGGCATTACCGGAACAACGTCTGCTATTGGTGCTGCGTATGAAACCGGCACAGAAATGGCGCAAAAGCTGCGCGAGATGGAAGAGCGTGCTCGTCGTGAAAAGATGGGTCCGCGTGAGCGCTTTGAAATGTTCCGCCAAAGCGATTACTTCCCAAGCCTTGCCGAGCTTGCCGAAAAGTACGGGAAACAACAGCGGGCTGCGGCTCGCGTTACGGGCGCTCGTGATCTGACTGCTCCGGGTCCGGTGACGGAAGTTATTGGCGCTGGCGTCGAGGCTGCGACCGATCCGCTTGGGCTTATTGGAAAAGCAAAACCGTTGCTGGTTGCTGGTCGCTCTGGCGCAGAGTTCTTAACCGGTGTCGCTGCCGATATCGGTGGTCGCGGTGGTGCTGCTATTGAAAAAGCCGCTACAGGCGAAGAGTCTGGAATTGGACAGGTTGCTGGCGCATTGCTGGCTGGCGGCGCGAGTGCTGCCCAACGAGAAACCACTGGTAATCTCTTCAATGAAGCGTTAGAGAAATATCGTCAGGTTAAGTTGCGCGGATCTTCCGACGAGGCTGCGGAGGAATACGCCAAGGGTGCTGCCAAACGGTTGCTTGAGTTTGCCGCTAAAGAGCAGGGTTCAAAGCCCCTTCAAGACATCATTCGTGAGGCCGGTGAAGCCGCACAGTTTGCTACTGGCGACAAGGCTCCGTTGCTTGTGGCGCTGGCTGAGAACCCGGTCATTCGTCAACAGGTCGTACGTCTTGCCAAGAGCGACCCGGCATTTCGCCAACAGGTCAATGACACCTTGGCCTCGCTTCAGGGCGACATGCGTCAGAAGGTTGAGAAGATCTTTGGCGTTCGCTATGAGCCGACCACTGGTGAGAGATCTGTTTTTGAACCCGGTTACAAGCCCGGTAGAGAGCCAGCCAAGGGTCTTGATGTTGGCAACGTAGCCCAACGGCGAGAAGTGCTGTCCAAGCGTATTGAAGACATTGCATCAGGCTTTGAGCCAACTGCATCCAAGGAAGATATTGGTAGCAGAATTGAAAGCCTGATTGAAGACAAAAAGAAGTTGGCGCGTCAGGAAGTCTCTCCTGATTACGAAAAGCTTTTGGCCGAAGCCAGAGCGTCTGGCGTCAAGATGCCGGTTGAAGGCGTTGAGCAGATCTATCAATTTGTTCGTCAGAACAATCTGCGTGACATCTTTGGCAAGGGCACTAAGGTTGACAGTGACATTATGAAGTTTCTGTCGCCTAAGGAATTTCCTGTTCCGGGTACCGGAGAAACGGTCCTTGAGCATATCCCTATTTCCTTTGACAACGTAGAGTCGCTAAAGAAAGCAATCAACGGCTTGAAGCGTCAGCGTATGAGTGAAGACTCTATGCGCAAGGTGTTGCAGCTTGAAGAGATTGTGGACGCTGCCCGTGAGACTATTCCGGGTAACTTTAGCCAGCGCCTTAATGACATTGACTTGAAGTACTACGAGAAGGTCGGCGTGCCGTTTGGTGCTCAAGGGGTCAAGGACATTGACTCCAAGAAATACGCGACTCAAGTGGCTCCGATCATCGTCAAGAACAGCGAGTCGTTCGATCAGTTTATTAACGCTGTTGGCAAGGAGCGTGGCTATAAGGTTGCCGAAGACTCCATTATCAGCGAGATCTATGACAAGGCGGTAAAGAACGGAGAACTGAATCCGGGCCAACTTGCCAAGTATCTGAAGACCAAAGAAGCCATCATTCGTCAGATTCCGGGGCTTGAAGATAAGATCAAGACGGCTTTGGCAGATGACAGCGTGCTTCGAGCCAGAATTAATCAACTTGACGATGCCGCTCGGGTTGCTGAGCGTCGTATTGCTGACAACGCCCTGACCAAGTTTGATGCGCCAAACTACAACGCGCTGGCTCGGTCGTTTATGGCCGACCCTGCTGCCCGAACGAAGTTGCTTCGGGACATTGGCGACTTGGATGCTGATACGGCCAAGGCTGTTCGTCGAACCCTTCGCGCTGAAGTGATTGCTTTGGCGGACGACAACCCGACTGGGTTCATGGATTACCTTACCGATCCGAAGAACAAGGACGCCTTGGATAAAGCTTTTGGATCTGCCTTCCAGCCCGCGCTTCGGAAGGTTGGCTTGTTGGCAGACAAAATCTCCAAGGCCGACATCAGTAAGGTTGGCGTGGCGATTGAAAAGGAAGACCTCGACCCGTTGGCCAAGTTGGTTCCGGGCTTGGACATTCCGTATGTCTCGTCCACATTCCGCGACAGAATTACCAGCCTTCCGCAAAAGATTGTGCGTTTAATGTCTCGCGTTAACTCTGCCCGTTTGTTGGAAAAAACAGACGAAACTATTAAAGAGTTGTTGCTTGATCCTAACGGCGTGCAGAAGTTGGCTAACGTTGCCTCTGATATTGACTTCTCTGTTGATGTTTCGGGCCGCGTAAAGAAGCTGTCTAATGCGCTCGCCGACGTTATGCCGCGTGCCTTCTACACCTCTGGCAAGACCACCGTGGCTGCGGAAGAGCGTGAATTGCGCGGTAAAGAGCGTCAGGAGCAATTGGCCGAAGACATTATGACGGGCGGTTTTGAGGAAGGCGAAGACCTGTCAGCCGAACCTCCGCCTGAGGAAGAGCCTGCTCCTGCTCCAACGCCGCGTGAAGAAACCGCAGCCCCTCAAGGCTACTCGTTTGAAGATCTGACTCCCGAGCAAAAGGAACGTCTTCAAGGATTGATGTCATCTACCCGTAGCCCAGAGATGGGTGGTGGCCTTAACCCAGAGTTCTTGCTAAACGCACAAACCTTTAACGCTACTCCGGTAGAAAAGCGTCGCGAGTTATTTCGACTTTTGGCCATGAATCAAAGAGCGCATGGCGGCATGGTCAAAAAAGCCGGTGGCGGATACACACTCCAAGAAGAGCTATTGCTAAAGCGGTACGCAAACAGGTAGAGTTAAGCCCATGAAAAAGAAGGACAAGTACATCCCCGTCCAAATAGAAGACGGAAAGTGGTACAGGGTCCGTGGGTACACGCACTCGGAGTGCTGTGATTGCGCGTTGGTTCACAAGGAAGAGTATCGTCTGGTGGATGGGCACCTAGAATGGCGGGCTTCCCGAGACGATAAAGAGACCAATGCCCGCCGCAAGAAACTTGGAATAAAGGTGCATCGTGCCGCAGAAAGTGACTGACGATGAATTCATTACGGCATGGAAAAAACTAGGCGGAGCTAAAGCATTATCAGAGTACTTTCAGATGAACGTCCGCGCCGTGCGGACGAGACGCAGAACGCTTGAGCTTCGATACGGCATCGTTCTGCAATCTGAAGAAAAGGGAAAGGGCAAAAGTTGGCGAGCCAAAGTCGGTGATAGCCTAACCCAGTTAGCCGAGAAGCGTTCCCGTAGTTACAAAAACCAGATCGACGAGACGCTGCATGACGGCGTTCTGATGATTGCATCCGATGCCCACTACTGGCCGGGGGTCGTGACCAAGGCGCACGAAGCCTTCTGCAAGTTAGCTAAGCAACTTAGTCCGAAAATAGTCATCCTGAATGGGGACATCCTAGACGGCGCTCGCATTTCTCGACACGCCCGCATCATGTGGGAGAAGCAGCCCGAGTTGAAGGACGAGATCCATGCCGTGCAGGATCGCTGCGCTGAGATCGAACGAGCAGCCAAGGGAGCCAAGCTCCTGCGCACCATAGGCAACCATGACTCTCGCTTTGAGAACTACCTCTCAGGCCGCGTCAGCGAGTTTGAAGAGATGGCAGGGATGTCCCTGCTCGACTATCTGCCGCGCTGGGAAGCGGGCTGGGCGATCCATCTGAACCGTGAGCAAGACGACTGGCTATGCATCCGGCATCGACCCGTATCCGGGGGTGTTCACTCGTCCTACAACTCAACCCTTAAAGCCGGTGTCTCGTATGTTCACGGGCACATGCATAAGCTTCAGGTAACCCCGTGGGCGGACTATCGCGGTCGCAGATACGGAGTAGACACCGGGACGCTTGCGGAACCATACGGGCCGCAGTTCAACTACACCGAAGCCAGTCCGGTTAATTGGGCATCTGGGTTTGCCGTCATTACGTTTGTGGGCGGTAAGATGCTTCAGCCTGAACTGTGCGTCGTCGAACATGGTAAAGCATGGTTCCGTGGTAAGGCGGT